TTTAGGCATTTGATCTATATATCATATACTTATTGCAATCATATTACAAATTACATTAGATACATAGCTCGCTCATCTTTTCTTCTATTAACGAGTCCTTTAAGAACCTTACCGCCTCCTAAACAATATTTTAAGAACTCATCAGCAGCACCGTCATAGTCACCACGATTATGTTTCTGTCTGAGAGTTGATCTCTGTAGCGTTCCTAGTCCTACGTTAAATGCAAAAGAGACCAGAGCGTCAAACCGCCCTTGAGTAATCCCACTATGGCAATAACGTAATACACCTCGTTCAAAACGCTGCAAATCAGCCGCAAGAATTGCATTGACCTCATCCATTGATAATTTACGATTCCAGCCATCCGGAATTTCCAGATAACTGCGCTCCTCAAACGGAACCTTAGCGTGATTAGGATCAATTACATGACCTACGCCAACTGTCCAGAGTCGAGCAGGGCATCGGTAAGGTTTAAGCCTTACCCCCTCGTGGTGCATTATGGTTTTAAGTGCATTATTACTTACCTTCATTTTTTGCCAAATGCCTGAGTACCGAACCAGAACGCTATAACAGATGCCCATATCAACTGAGTATCAGAATCCCATACCTCATCGATCATAATTTTGAATGGCACGTTCTGAGTCCATGCGTACCAGACACCAGCTATATCAATAGCCACTAGCAGGAAGAATAGACCGTAGGTGACCGTAGGACGCACCATAGCACGAGCATTGATTACCCATTGACTAGCACCCTTACCGATCTCTATATCGTGGTTATAGAGTGCTTTACGCTCGTCTGATGCTGTCTGTATCTGTATCTGCTCTGTGTGGATTTCTTCAACCCGTTCCTGAGCCTGAAAGCCAGCTTTCTGCATCTCTAGCTGCATCTGCATCTGAACTTGAGCCATCGCTAACTCATGCTTCTTATCAGACTTATCCTGAAAGAAATTAAGCAGACTAGGAAGTCCACCCGATAAGAACGACATAAATGTAGAGAGTAGGGTAAGCATTATTGTCCTTGCATTTCAGTTAACAGTTTTAAGCGTAATTCTTTCATCTTGCGTATTTCTTCATTGGCTACAATAGTCGCGTTATTCATGTCCATATACATTACGCCCATCACAGGCAACGCTATAACGAGCACAATACACAGTACCAATATGGTGAGGAGTAGAGTGAACGGTATGTGTGACTCGTTCTGAGGAGTATCATCAGCCATAGGAACCACAATATTATGAACACTACCGCGATTATTGATGTCATCTGCTCCGCGATTTTTCTTCTTATACTTGCCCGTCGCCATACCGCCGCCTGTTGCTTTAGTAATTCCTGACGCTGGACTTCTGCTCGTTCTGCCTTAACTCTATCCCGCATTACCTCAAACTCTGACCAGATAGCACCTAGTTCCTTCGGAGCCTGATACACCATCATTTCACGCAACTCTGTCTCTAGCCGAATCATTTCCTTCTGAGCCAATATACGATTAAACGCTTCTTGGTTTACCGATAGCTCAGGATCACGAACCTTCTTAGTCTTTAATTCTTCCTCGTGAACGTGTTTCTCAAGCTGCTCATGCGCTTTGAAAAATCCACCCAAATGACTACTAATGTCAGCAACCACATCTTTGGCTTTACCGTATGCGTCAACCAACTCCATACCATCAGCCTTAGCCTGTTGATACAGTTCACAGCCTTGTTTGATTGCACTTGCAGCCAGTTTTGCAGCAGCAAGAATTGTAAGTGGGTCCACATTTATTTAGGAAGCTGACCGTTACCAGCTAACCAGATCATTAGACCTAGCGCACCAGCACCTACTATCCAGAATATCTTCTTTACAACTGACCGACCCACTTCTTCATAGATACGCTTAAACGCTACCTCAGCAGCACGTTCCGCAATATGGTCAATCTGCTCATCAGTAAGTTGTATTTTGTCCATGTTAGGCTTTCTGAATGTAGCAGAGGGCGTAGTAAGGAGGTAAGTTAGCGTTAGTACCTGACGAACCAGTAGATTGAATAGAAATACCTGTACTTGCTGATTCTGATACAACTGTTGATTTTGTTGATCCATCATTAGTTGAATATAAAGCACTAGCATTATTTCCAGTTGCTCTACTAGGAATTCTGACATCATGAGAGTGACCAGAATCATTTATAGAGTGAGTATGGCTAACAGTAATGGCATCAGCAGAGCCGCCAGTATTACCTACAGCATACGTAGAGCCAGCACCTACTACGAAACGATTCCTTAAATCCGGTGTGCCATTGGAGCCATTACACAAATACCAGCCACTAGGAATAGCACCAGCAGAACCAGACCAGATAATAATTCCACCGCTAGGAATTGAATTATTAGCAACGTATGCCGTAGTAGCTACCTTAGTAGAGTTATCGTTTGCAGATTGCGTAGTAGCAGTAGCTGATGCGCCTAACGCTACAGTCGAGCTAAATACAGCAGCACCAGTACAAGTAAATGCACCACCTACGACAAAGCTATCAGCGTCTGTACCTGTTTGCTGATCTTTAAGCTGTGCCATTAACTCGCGGATAGCATTGTTAATACCTGATGGAGCACAGCCCTCAGCTATGTTAATACCGCCAATATCCGTATTATTGGATGCGGTAGCACTATATTCAGAAATTTTATTCTTTGCCATGATTTAACCTTTATTGACCATAAGTAGGCTGTAGCGTTTGCATTAATTGCTGTTGCTCAGCAGACATTAAAGCCCGACCAAATGCAGTTCTAGCAGGTTGAGGTAAATAACTACCCGCAGTAGAAATTCCACCATAAATATTGCCCATCAATCCTTCTGGTTTTGCGCCTAAATATCGCTGACCAAGAATATTACGTACTGGCTGAGAAGTAGCCAAATAAGCAGGAATTGCTACTGGTGACTGAAACAATAATGACAATGGATCACCATAAGACATTCTTTCTGATGTTCCGCTAGATGGGAATGCCTTAGGAAACGCACCACTCAATTGAGCAGCAGTTTCAATAGGTTCTTTAGTAGTGCCATACGTAGGTTTCTTAACCAATTCACGCGACAACTTAGCTGCACTAACATTGCCAGTATCACGATTAAACGCACTATCAATTAAATACCAATTAGATAATGTTTTTCTACCATCTTTAAACTGATCTAATGTAGCCTTACCATTAGTACGCATTAAATTGGCTGGACTTGATAAGTAATCTTCAATTGACTGCTCAAATGCGCTACGAAGCGTTTTAAATGCGTTAGCAGCTTCTCCAGAGCCAGATTTCTGTGCTTGGAATAAGTTATTGCCAATAGCCTTAGAACGAATAAATGCCTCATCACCAGATATTGCTTGAGTTCCAAAACTCTTATATTCATTTAATACACGAATAGCTTTTTTATCATCAGAACTAAGTTGTGATTTAGGTATTTTATTGAGTTTGCTTAATTCATTATTAATAGCAGTTACAAATTTTTGATCGCCCTGAACTGCAGGAACACTTTTTAAAACTTGATAATTATTAAGAGCAGACTTAAATGCAGTTTCCATTGATTCATTAGTTAAATCTGCTGCTTGCGGTATCTTAATTAAATTTTTTGCAATATTATTCGTCTGGTTTTGATTGGATTCCTCAAGACGAGTAAATGCTTCTCTAGCAATAGGGAAACGAGACTTAATGCCTTCTCTTAATCCACCACCATAACCAGTAATTTGCGTAGGATCAAGCTGGAATCCTTGCTCTAATGCTCTACGACCAACTTCTTGTTGTTGAGCAGTTAAATTAGGCTCTAATTTCGGAGCAAAGCCAATTTGACGTAACCCAAATTGAGTTATACCGCCAGTAGCAGAGCCTAATGCAGCTTTAGATGCAGCCTCAGACGTACTTTCTGACGGAGTGGTTAAAGAATATAAAGCACCACCGCCAGCCGCTTGTGGGACAGTTGTAGGAGCTAATGCACCACCTATAGCTTCAAAAGTTCCACCAATAAAAGGAACATTCTTAGCTGCTTTAAATCCAGCACCACCCAATAAACTACCAAGAACATCAACAATAGTGGAACCTGTAATTTCACGACCGCCAGTAGGACTCATTGACTGATACGTAGGAGACATTACAGAACGTTCTTGCTGTACTCTAGATTCATACTGCTTCATTTGCTCTGGAGAAGTAAAACCTAACATTTCTCCAATACGCATACCCATGCCAGTTATACCTTCACCAGCCTGTGATATGCGTTTCTGAGCACCTGAAATTACACCACCTTCTTGTGGCTGTTGTGATTGTTGTATTTTTTTTATTTCATTAGCAAACAAATTAGCAGACGTAGTATCTCCAGCCTTGTCAGCTTCAAGTAATGCTCTTTCTAAGTCTTGTAGTGTTATAGCCATAATTAACCTTATTGAAGATTATATCTGCGTCTAACATCAGGAGGTAACGCACTTCCTGCTCCTGTAGATGGTTTAGCTGCATTTAACTTTTGTAAATCTTCTGGAGTTAATATTCTTTCATATCCAGCATTTTTTAATTCAGTCTGGAATGCTTTTAATGAATATGTACCATCTTCAATCATCTTAGCTTTAATATCTGCTGCTGCTACTGCTCTATCTGCAAATCTTTGCGTGTATGTAGCTAACAATTCACGACCTTCAGGATATTGAGCCAAAGAAGGAATTGCAGCCATAAACTGCTTCATCTCAAAGTCTGAAGTAGCACCAGAACCCGGTACACGTAATGTAGGAGCAATTTTAGCTCTTAAAGCATTAGCAATGCCAGCAGCACTAGATATTTCTGCAAGTTTAGTACCGGGGAAATATGGTCCTAACGAAGCCTGAAGTTCGTCAAATTTTCCACCTTTATATCCTTTTAATACATCAACAATAGCCCTAACATCACCAGCAACAGCTAAAGCACCTTCAGCAGCAGTTTCACTAGCTACTTGCGCCTTTGCACGCTCTATAGCAACAGTCTTTTGCCCCATATCAATATTAGTGACTGGAGCACCAGATTTTCTTAGTGATTTTTCACGTTGCAATAAAACTGCATTTAAAGTCTTAGTTTGTTTTTCGTCTAATTTATTCAATGGAGTTTGTGGAAAAAGCTCGGCAGCAGTTCTACGAACATCATTAGTGTAATCAGTTTCTTTTTGCTTAAATTCAGTTGCTTCTTTGCTTAATGCTTCAGTCCTTTGAATTAATTCATTCATAGACATAGCACCAGCATTTTGCTGTATATCATCAACACGACCAGCATATTCAGGAGGAAGTCTTTTCTTTAAGCCAGAAAAGTCAAACTCCTCAACAGATATTTTATTAATTTGTTTACCAATTTGTTCTAAAGATTTATTAGCATTATCAATAATATCTTTAACTCTTGGATTACCAAGAAACTGTGGTTGAGAATATGTTCTAATTTGATTAATCAAATCCTCTTGTTGCGCTATTAATGGTGCTGCTCTGCTTGGTTTTGCTGTGACATTTACACCCTGAAGTTGATTTTCTCCAGCAGCAACAACTTGTTGAGCAATTGGAACTGCAGCAGATGGTTGAGTGGGAACTGCCTGTGGTGCTCTATTTCTATATAACGGGTCTGCAGCAAGCCTAGCATAAATGTCAGCCAATGCAGCTTTTTCAGCGTCTGAATATTCCCTCTGAGGAGGAGATACTGGAACTTGATCAACAACTGGAGCAGGAGCAACAGCAGCAGCCGGTTGAGTTTGTGGCTGTACAGCAGTCCCTTTAGCCGCTTCTTGAATTGGCAATAACTCAGAATAAAGTTTTAATGCTTCACTAGGGTTAGAACGTATATATGCAACTTTTAAAGGATCAGACTTGATACGTGGATCATTTATCAAACCTTCAATAGCTTGCTGAGTTTGAGCAGCTTGATTCATTTGAAGTCGCATTTGAGCCAACTTCTGAGCGTTAGCCATCTGCTCTATACCGCCTTGATATGCCTGACCAGCAGCACCGTAGCCAGCACCTAAAGCACCAATAATGTTTTGAGCAGCAGAACGTCTTGCTCCTTGTCTACCCATGCCAGTAGCTAAAGTAGCAGCAGCACCTAATAAACCAGCAATATTAGATTGATTTTTTAATCCTGTAGTTTGTTCTGGAGATAGCAAACCAGTATAAGTAGGATTCTCTACTCCAAATACATTGTAATTTGTAGGATTTAAGTAACTTAAGTAATCGCCGATAGCCATAAATTACCCCAATAACGAAATTTGTGGTGGACGGATAACGGTCTGATTCTGCGGATTTAACAAACTCATGTAATCCATTGGCGTAATCTGACCTCTATTAATTTGTCCAGAAGGAGCGTATTGAATTGGTTCCTCTTGCAATAAACTTTTAGCTAATTGCATACCCATTTGCGTAGAAACAGGGTTCTGGTTCATGAATGTATTAGCACCTTTAATGCCGCTAAAAATATCACTACCTACACTTTTAAAAGTTGGATCGAATCCAAATAATGATTCGCCTCCAGAACCATAGCCACTATCAATTGCACTTGCACCTTTACCTGATCCAGCAGCTAAAGAAGCGTTCATTAACGCACCTTTAATTGTATTCCCGCCAGAGACAAGATTAGTTCCAATTCCATTAATGAACGAACCAATACTTAAAGGACTTGATGAACCGCCCATAATTACCCCAATAATGAAATAGGTTGCTGACTAATAACAGTCTGATTCTGTGGATTCAATAAACTCATATAGTCCATTGGATTAATCTGACTACGACTTATTTGCCCCTGTGGAGCCATTTGCATAGATTGATCGTTTCCACCAAATACTTTATTAACTTGGTTAAGCATATTCAAGCCTTGACCAGCCTGAGACAGCATCCCGCCCTGACCAAAAAATGATCCACCAGCATTTAAACCACTTACTAAGGCTGTACTTATAGTAGGTGCAGCTAAAGCAACTCCAGCACTAGGCATAAGTACAGAACCAACTACACCTGCTGAAATAGGATCAGCCATTACTTTCCACCCTGTGGTGTAGCTTGCTGCACCGTAGTGGAACCCTGCGGAACGCTAGAGAATAGGTTAGCAAACTGACTTAATTTAGCTTGTGGTAGGTTTTGCTGGAAGTTAAAACGATTTATTTGATCTTGCAATTCAGCCGCACTCTGAGCTTCTCTAGCACCACCAACGCTAAGTAATCGCTGAATGTCAGCATAATCCTGAGCAGCCATCTGAGGAGCCGCACCAACAGCCGCCATCTGACGAGCACGTTCAGCTTCAGCACTCTGATACGCTAATTGACCACCTCGTTCCGCTAGAGCACGAGCATAAACATCCTGAGCCTGACCTGTTAGCTGACCTTGAGCAGCAGAGCCATAACGCCCCATTGACGATGCACCTGATTGAAGTTGCCGTATGTTACGCAGATAATCCTCACCAGATAGACGATTCGTCTGCTCTAAAGCACCCGCTAGGAATGGATTAACGCCTCTACCTTGAATCGTAGCTAATGTTTCAGCCTGTGCTGCCTGAGTAAGCGGAGAACCTGCCATAGCTCGTTCTTGAGCCATACGCAAGGCTTCCTGAGTCTGAGCCGAAGGAGATACGTAAGTCTGACCGGGGAAGAATGTAGGAGCCTGAGACTCATATAGCCGCTTACCTTCTTCTAGCCCATAAGTAACATACGGAGCAATCGTAGGATCGATGCTCGTCGTTGTCGTGCTTTTTTGAGGACTACCGCCGCCACCACCCATATTAAACCTCACAAATCCATTGTTTTGGACGGAATCCGTAATCAGCCGCCCTTTTAGCCCAACCCCGCCTATGGCTAGAAAATGTTATGTATTTAACCTTAGCTTCAGTAGCCATGCCTTTTATGTATTTTAAGGCATTTTCGACAACATCATAACTATTTTCTAACGAATAAGCAGCCCACAAATGCATAGTCTCACCTTGTGGCTGTATGACGAAGAAGCCAGCGTAGTGGTTATTCTCTATCAGTACAAACAACAGACTCTTTTGATTGAAACAGTCTGTATATACATCTTCAATAATCCAGTTTTCTGGACTCCTGCTTTTAATTTTCTCTAAGCCAGTTCTTACACTAGCCCACCAATTACGTAATTCCTGTGGAGCAATATATCTATACTCCATTAGCCCACCACAATATAGCCATACGTTTTATCTGCCGTGTTATTAGACCAATGCGTCAGAGTAGCACTTCCTCGTACTTGACTACTAACATATATATTAGTTGAAGCATTAGGAGAAATATAATTTAACGTAGTAATAACGCTAGGTACTGACGGTCTAGTCGGGCTAGTTCCTGCCGCAAATGTTTCAATCGTTACGCCAGTATCTGTAACTCTCCACATTATCTCAATGTAGTCGCCTACAGCTAATTCAATAAAGTAATTTAATGCA